TAATATGCAGGATACTTCATTTTATCAAAGAATCTATTATCATTGATTTCATCAAGTTTTAATTTTTTTTCTGCATTTTTAAGTTCTTTTAAAGTTTTTTCTTTAGCTTCTTTATATGTTTTAGCCCAAGTAGGGTCATAATTCCTTTTTTTAAAATCTTGTTCCCTTTTATCATCTATGGTTTTTTGATAATCATCTTCTTCTGCTTCTGTTTCTGGATTAGTTATCCCCCATCCATAATCAAATTCTTCGGCTTCATCAATCCATTTACCATCTTTAGCCCTTTCTTGATTAGGATCAAAACCAGCTAATTTAAACAACTTCTCTTTTAAACTCAACTTTGTAGGTGTTACTCCACTATTTCTATAATTAGGTTTTAAACTCCAATAGTTATTTTTTGATTCAGCTACTTGTGCAACTTCTTTATCATTAGTTTTCCATTTAGCATCAGCACGTTCTGATGGTTCAAGTGCTAATATCATTTTCTTCGCTTGATTAACACTAATTGATTTGTTGCCTTTTTTTAAAAATACAACTCTTTGCCACCAATGTTTACAATTTACACCGCCTTTAAACTTGAATATATTGTAACTATCCGTTCCCTCTGGTGCTAATTCTTCATTATAGTTATAATTAGCATCTAAATCTTCAGCACGAAATAATTTATTAGCTTCTATTAACTTATTGCAAAAAACCCTTTCACCTTTTGGATTACCTGCATATTTATAACGTATTTTAAACAAAGACGTGTCTTGTTCGCTTTTCTTGTTGCTTGTCTTAGGTACACTTGCAAACTCAAAAACTGTGTTTAAATCGCTTTCTTTTAACGTTATTTCATCACAACGTCTATCATCTATAACTTCCCACAATTCTTGATCGTCTAAATCTTCACCTTTAGATAATAGTAAATCTACATTATGAGAGCTTAAATTTATTGATTCATCAAAAACTCGTATTTTTACAGATTTTTTACCGTTTAGTATTTCTCTAGCAATTCTATGATGTCCATCAATAATGAAATATTTTTCCCCTTTTTTAAATAGTATAGCAGCGTCTGATTGGTCTATTGGAGAGTTTTTAACATTAATTAAATTACTTATAGTTATATTCCTTTGAGTTGGTATTATTTTATCTACACTTACCGATTTTAAAGGTAATCCATTTATTTTATTTTCCTCTATTATTTTATCCAATTCTTTTGTATTGCCAAAACCTAAACTTTCCCTTTTGTTTTTAAAAACCTTATCCGTTCTAACTTTTGGCAACGTGTATTTATTTTCTTCTTCTAATTGTTTAATTTGATTTTTAGAAACATCACCACTACCATTTTCATTACTCCACATTCCATCTTTAGCACGCTTTTGATTAGGATTAAAACCAGCTAATTCTACATTATCTTCTACTACTTCTTCTTCATCTACTGTATTATCAGTTTCTTCTACTTCTTCCGTTTCTTCTGTACTCTTATAAGTATCTCTAAGAGGAATAAATGATAAATCGGTATCTAAGTTAGTTAATTCTAAAACAGTAGCCAATTCATCTATAAATTCGTTCTGAATAGGTGAAATTTGATAATCTTGAACCAACTTACTCTGTACATCTAATTCATCAGCGTTACTTGCAAATCCATTAGATGTTTCAATACCAAACAAAGCTGGAAAAGCACCATGTGATAATATAATTTTTTCACTTGCTATTTTTTGTAAAGATTCCCATTGCTGGTGAGCTTCTGCATTTGCATTTAAAGGAATTACCGTTACTTCGTTATCTTTAGAATCGTTAAAACTTAATATAAAATTACCAGCGTTTGAGCTACCTGTTAACTTCTGCTTTATCTTAAACTCTATTTTATCTTTTTGCTCTGGAGTTAAAGCGCCTCCATTATTCATATTAACAACATAACCAAAACTTAAATTGTTTTTGATGTGATTAATACTAAAGTTGCTTATTTCTTCTTCTAAATCTGCGTATTGTAATGATGCTAAATAATCTGGATCAGAATAATAAAACTTTCCTGGTTTATAAGGTTGCACCATTTTAACCATTATGCTATCAGTCATTTTACCCATAAAGATAGGGTATTTTGTAGGTACATATTTATTAGGATTTCTCCAATCATCAGAATAATAAACGTTATTAATAACGCCTTTTTCATCTGCTAATTCCATTCCTAACTTATCAATAGGTAAATGTAGTATTTTAGCAATACCACCACCTTTAGCCCTTAGTATTTGCATTGCATACTGACCGAATATCTTTCTGTCTGCAATACATTTTTTTTGTTCCCTTTTGTTGAATATCTCGTTTAATTCTTCGTAAACCTCATTTTCACCATTTTTAGAAATACCTTTACCGTAAATCAACTCACAAAAAGTATTTATAACGCTTTCATTAGTTACAGAACCGTTATATCTATCAATAATATATCTAAAAAAAGAATTTTTATCTCCATTTAGAACCCACTTTTTGCCCAAATACTCTTTGATTTCTGGCTTAACATAGTTTGATAACTGTATTAGCTCTAAATCGTTTGATTTTCTTGTGTAATTATCCATTTATTTTATAGTCTTGTGGGTTTTGGTCTGTTGCGAAAAACTGACCTCTATACAATACGTTTGTAGTTGTATCATCTGTTATTGTAAAATCATAACTTTTACCCTCTGATGTTGTTAAATCAAATGTATATCTTATATAACCATCTTCTATTACCTTAGTTAGTGATGGTGTTACCGAAATTAAAGTACCATCATCTTTTATTGACAACGTATGGTCGTTATCTATGTTTAAATATCTAGGTGTTATATAGATATTATGTGTGGTTTCTGATGCCGTTAATACATTCATACTTATATAACGTAAAAACAACCTTTTTGTATAAAAAAAGACTATTATAATTAAATAATAGCCTTTTCTATCTATATATAAAGGTAAACTAAGGGTTAATAACCGTTGCTGAAACTATTGCCTCAAATGCTAATAAAGCCGTTGCATCTAATGCTGGTGCAAATGCTATTTCTGTTGCAGTACAAGTAAGAGTATAACCGTTAAAACTTGCTTTTTCGCCACCAGATGAACCTGTACCACTAACTACTAATCCATCACTAATTCCAATAACTTTATAGTTATCCATTCTGTCACGAACTACTGCTACTGGTCTAGCTTTTGATAGTAAATTAATTTCGTTTGCTGTTGCAGCGTCTTGTTTCTTTAAAGATGCTGTTAACGTTTGTGCTACTGTATAAGTACCTGTTGTTTGGTCTGACGTTCCAACTTCTTCAAAATTGTTATCATCACTTAATAAGTCATATTTAAAGGCTTCAGTAACTAATACATTCATTGCGGTAGCTTCTCCGCCTGTAATTGTGAAAGAATCTTCTACAAAGTCAAAGAAATAAATTGACTTCAAACCGCCAACTGCATCTTTGCATGGTTCAGTTCTTCCTGTTGTGAGTAAACACGCCATAGTATTTTATTGTTTTTTAATAAAAAAGGGTAGGTAGAATATCTACACCACCCTTGTTTATATAATTATTAATTATTTGTTACGCTTGTGTAATTCCGTATATAATTACATCAGATGGAGTTGCTACTTGGATTCCATCAGCCCATTTAGCTACTACATTTACATTGTTTGATCCATCCAAAGGACTTTGGTCGATTACATCTACACTTTGAGCATCTGAAGCTTCTCCAAATCCATACCATAAGTTATTAGAGTAAGTTGCAAACATAATATCATCACTCATACCTGCACAAACAATTAAAGGAATACCCTCAAAGTTTAGTGGAGATTCGTCAACGTGAAATTTGTCCATATATCCTAAAGCTGCCATTGCAGAAATATAAAATTTCTTAGCTGATACTGGAATACGAATCGCAAAATCAGATTTAGCGTATAAAGCAGTACTTGCTGCATCTCTTACTTTTCCTAATTCAACAATAATATTAGCTGCTGATAATGTAGTCCCTGTTACCGCTGCGTGTGGCACTAAAGCAACATTTGCAAAGATAGTTTCAAAACCATCAAATTCCCCTGTTGTTCCAGCCGTTCCACTCCAAATTGTTTCTTCTCTTGAAGCTCCAATGTTACCACCTACTAAACCTACTAAATGATCGGCAAATGATGGAGCTAAATCAGCGTGTGCTGTTGCTCTCATGTTGTCAAAAGTTGGTCTGTAAGTAGATTTACATAATTTAAGATTAACCTCAAATTCTTCTACTGTTAAAACTCTTTCTGAACGTGTTACTGTTCCTACTGGTGTAAAATCACAAGTTGAATCTGCAATTAAACCAGATAAATCTAATTTAGGTAAATTCTGCTTGTAACGAATACCCCCCATTGGAGATACGCCACCATTAGCTATTGATGTTGGTGATAATAATACACTCGAAAAGAATCTATTTGCCGCTTCACCTGCGTAATTACTTGATACTGTTTCTGTTGTTGCCATTGTTTATATTTTTTTTAATTCCAAAGGTTTGATGCAAGATTATGATATACTCTATCCTTAATACTTGCTGATTTACTTAATTCTACTTGTTTTCTTGTAACCTCTGGCTTCGCTACTATTGCTTCTGCTTCTGGTTGTTTGTTTAATTCTGCTTTTAAAGTTTCGTTTTCTTTTGTTAATTCATCTATTTTAGTAGATAATTCAACTTTAACATCTTCAATAGCTTTTTCTGATTGTTCTGAAAATTCAGTCTTTACAGTTTCGATAACTTGAGCCATAAACGCTTCTTTATCAAATTCTGCAACTTCTTCTTCTACTACTTCTTCAGCTACTTCTTCTAATTGAACTTCTACCTGCTCAACTTCTTTAGTAACCTCTTTAGTAGAGAAAAGAGCCTTAACACCGTCAATAACCTCATCAACGATTGTTTTTTTAACTTCTTCTGTCATTTGTATTTCTGTTTTTAAATTTATTTGTTCCAGTCCTAATAAAGCATCAATAGAAAAACCTTTAATTTCTCCATTCTTTACTTTTGCCCACATATCATCGTTATCAACTTTCATCATAGTTACCCATGTGCCTTTAGGATATTGTTTACCAAAATTTACAGATTTATCTGTTTTTGGATCGGTAACAGTCCAGGATTCAACAACACTCATTCCCTCTAGCTTTAATTCATGCTCTAAAGATGAGTTATTGTTTTTTTGTTGCTTAAAGAAATTATGAGATAAACGTTCTATTGTTTCTTCTTTAAAAAACATTTCAAACTCGTTATCATTAATATTTCTGTAAATACGTTTATTAGGAATTAAAGCAGCACCTAAAAGTAAACGCTTATCTTCATCTACTTGTGCTAATTCTATTTTTTGAGGATGTTCACTTAATGCTATCCATTCATCTTCCATTGCAGGATTTTCTACAACGCTTAATGCATAAACACCTTGTGTTTCATCATTACCTAAAACTGCTTCATATACTTTCATACAATTATATAACGTAAAAAAGATACATCTGTACAAAAAGATTAAAAAAAAACTTGTGTATTAAATAAAAAGTGTTATATTTGAATGAATTAGTTTTTCATAATGTTTTAGATTAATAGTTGAGTTAAAAAGGGTTAGATGTTACTTCTAGCCCTTTTTTTTATCCTATACTTGGCGTATCAACTATATTTCTATCAAATTCTTGTTGACTTGTTACATCTGCACCTACAACATAAGCTTTTATAGGTGTATTATCATTAGCTAATGTTTGCCCTAATTGATTTACACCACTTGTACCCACTACATTAAAGGATGGTGCTGATGCTCCACCACCTCCGCTAAATGATCCACCTTGACCGCCACCACCAGATTCATTAGGTACTTTTACGGATAATATATTTTTAACCGCTGCAAACCCAGCTACACCTGTTGCTACTGCTTGTGCTATTGCAAATCCTGGAACTGGAACACCAGAAAACGCTTTCAATTGACCTGCTATCGCTGCATAGGTATCTATTAACGCTGATGCTACTGCTAACGCTTTTCCTGCTGCCGTATTTCTACCCGCTAATTCACTTGCTGCATCTAAAGAACCACTAATACCATCTAATAGCATTTGTTTAGCTTGAAATTCTGCGTCTGCTATCTTTACCCTAGCTTCTGCACCATCTTTTTCATTTTGTGTTTTTTGGTTTTCTATCGCTGCATTTCTTACTAATCCTTCAACTTCTAAATCAATTCTTTCTTGCTCTGCTATTGCAAATTCTTCTGTACCCTCTCTTAACGCTTGAAGTCTTAAAGCATCTTTTTCTTTTTGCTCGTTAAATGGATCAGCTATACCGCTTTCAATACCAGCATCAACTGAAACCGCTTTATCTCTTGGCTCTACTTTTCCTTTTGGTTTTGGTTTATTTTTCTCATCTGGTTCTTTACCAATGTTTTTAAATTCTAATGATGCATCTATTGAAGCACCTTTTAAAACGTTTATTTGTTTTATTAAGTCGTCAATCCTTACTTGTTCTTCCTTATCTACTACACCAGCAGTTACATTGCCTGCATTTCCAGAACGAAAATTAACAAGTTTTTGCCAAAAAGTTAACTCTTTTGCAGCACTTTGTTCTTTTAATAATTGTGTTTCTAAATTAGCTATATCTAATGCTAGAATACGTTTCTTTTCAATTAATAATAGCCTTTGACTGTGTATGTTTTCTTTATTACTAAGGTTGTTGTCTTTATTGAATTTACCTTGTTTCTTTAGTAAACTTAATTCAGAATCTAAAACAGATAAATTAGATTTAAGTAAGTCGTGCTGATTTTCTAAG